AACTTTTCCTAATCTGTGTACGCCTTGTTCAGCGTGGTAGTCGTAAATCTTCTTGCAACCATTCTTCTTGAGGTGGTTACGGATATCGTTCTTGAGGTCGTGGCAGTAGTCTACCATCATACCGCTTGTAGAGCCATTAATAATCTGGTCGAGCCTGTCATCGTGATTTCCGTTTAAGAAAATAGAAGGCTGAACACGGGTGATGAATTCCTTGCCAGCCTTGACATCGGCAACCAAGGACTCGTCTTCCTCCTTGCGTCCTGCACCCCTACGGATGCTACGGAAATCGAAGTTATCTCCTAGGTGGATGACCTCGTCTGGGTCGAACCATTTTAGGAATTTGTAAAACTGCTTGGCAACATCTTCATCGATGTGGTCTCCGTGGTTGTCACCTACGGCTACGAACTTAATTAGTTTGCTCATTGGAAATATCAAATGTGTCGTTACGCAAGACCTTAAACTGGTCTGTACGCATATGACGGATGACACCATCCTTCTCAAAGACAACAGCAAAGATATCGTTAGACCAAGTCCCGCCATCCCGCACATACATCAGCCAGCCGTAACCGATGTCGGTGCTGACTGGGATGGGGTTGCGGAATTCGTGAATCATTTTAAATTACGGAGATGTTCTAGGTCTTCAAGGCAACGCAACCAGCGTCCGTGGTCGCACTCAGCCTCAATCTTCCAGTAGTTAACTCTGCCCTTGAGAACCTCTACCTCGGCCTTGACCATCAGCAGTTCAGCCCTTGCCCAAGACAGGTCGGACTCAACCCCACGACCCCAAGCGGTGGTGCGATTGACCTCTTCGCACAGGAAAGCCGACCTTGCCATTTCCTTTTCGTGCATCTGGTCAAGGCACTCGTTGCCCTCTTTCAGCCCCTCGACCTCGGCCTTAAGGCGTGTGTTCTCTTCTGCCAAGGCACGGCACTCGATGCCTAAGTTCAGTACGCTCTTGGCTAGGCTAGTCTTGATTGGGTCTTCAAAACTATGTTCGTAGAATACTAACTTAGGGGTGTCCATTTGTTCAAAGGTTTTGACATCAGAGTTTCCCATCGTGCCTTGTCGCTGATGAGTTTCTTCTCAGCAGTTTTATACTCGTTCTTAAATCTTCCAACCAAAGGAATGCGTCTGCACACAGGTTCTTTGCCCGTGGAACGAACCCCCTTAATCATAGAGCGAGTGTTGGTCATTGCGGTTGAAGCCTTCGTTTCTGTAGTAGCATCTTGCATACAGAGAACTCACGGGCTGACCTGTTGTTCTTCGGGATAAGAAGCAGGTTATAATACTTGAGCAACTGGAGGTCGTTGAGTTTTCCTAACTGCTCCTCGTAGCCAGCCTCCCACTCGTTCTTGAGGGTGGGAAGACCGTAGCGGGTTTTGCACTTAGCAATAGAGGTGTGGTTAAGATTGAACCTAGCACCCGCTTGCTTGGCGGTAAGCCCTTCGACTAAGGCGATTCGGTAAGCGTCTAGAGATTTCATTTCACCTTGTATCCGATGTTTTCAATTTCTGAATTAGCAATTTCAAGGAATGACTTAACCTTGCCCCACTTGTCCGTGGGGAAGATGAGGGTTTCAAAGCCAAGGTCTGACTCGACTACCCATTCGTGTCCCTTTAGTGGAGGGTCTAATCGAAACAGGGTTGCTTCTCCACGGAACTTGCGGAGGTTCTTGTAGATAGCCCTGCTGTAATCTGGGATGGTAGCGGTCATAGAGCCTTGGTTCGCACCCACGCCTTAATGGATTCGCTGTTTAACTTTCCGTGAACAAGGTTGTCACCTGCGTCTTGCAGTTCCTTAATCTTGCAACGAGCCTCAGCCAAGTCGCTGAGAACCTTGGAGGGAGTAGGGCTGTTCAGACGCTCAAGGAGTTCCTTGGCATCCATAGCAAGCACCACAGCCGCACCCTTGAGGGAGTTACTCCTTAGAGTATACTCTCCCTGCGTAGGCTGGAAGCCGTTGGATGCGTCTAGGATTTCTTGTGCTTTATCCACGGGGAGACTGATGTAATTCAGTTTCTTGTTTCTGTGCGTGATAGCGTGGCGTAGGTAAGAAAGCCCGTGGGACTTAATACTGTACGCCATTCTGGTCTGCCTCAGCAAACATCTTCGTCAGTTCCTGTGTGTTCACCCGCTTCATCTTCTTGTCGATAATGAAGTTGATGTAGGTCTGCTGATGAATCTTAGTCGGCTTGAGGAGGCGAGCAACACGACCATCGCTGAGGATGATGTAGTTGGTATTCAGATACTGTTTGGCTTCTAGGTTCATATAATTTATTGGTTAGAGATTAGAACGGAACTTCGTCTTGAGTTACGGCAGGTGCTTCGATTTCACCGTTGGCGATAGCCCAGAGGCGTTCAGCCTCAGCCTTGACACGGAGGTCACGGGGGCTGATTTCGGTGTTGTCACCAAACGGCTTGGGCTTCCAGACATTAGCAAAGTAGTTGAGGTCACCGAACTTGACGGTGCGGTCAGCGGACTTCAGCGGGAGTTGAGAGAGGGGAGTTCCCTTGAGGTCTCCAAAAGGAGCAACGGCTTCTCCTCCAGCAACAGGCTTGGCTGTGGGGTTAGGAATGAACTTTGTCCCAGAAGCAGTCGGCTTGCTGACAGGCGTGATGTATTCCTTCTTAGGAGCAGTCTTAACCACTCGGTCGGATTCCGCATCATCATCGTCAGTTGCAACTCCAGCAATGGAAGCAAGGCTGTATCTACGCACATAAGAATACAGGCTACCCGCTTGCTGTCCAGACATACCCTTCTCAGCAGGGACGAGAGCGTTGCACGAAAGCATACCACCGTCTTCGTGGATGATGAGGTTACGGATACCAACGGCATCGATGTCACCGATTGGCATCTGGATGATAGCGAGTCCGTGCTTCTTGGCGAGGGGTTTAAGTGCGAGGAGGTGGGCTTGGAGGCTGGCATAGCGTGACTTGTGGAATGGATTGTTGCTGTCAGCGTGGACATCTTGGGCTTCAGACACGAAGGCTACTAGAGCCTTAGCGAGACTGACCTGTTGTTCGGGTGTGTTCATATTAGGGGAGGAGTGAGAGAAGAATTCCATAGGTGATAGTAGTATTACGAGAGGGGATGTGTGTCAATGTCTCTTTGCAAAATAGTTCGTACATAATCTGAACGAGTCATTGAGATTCTGCTTGACACAGCATTCAATGCTTTGAACAGCGACTTAGATACACGGAGTGTGAGCATAAGTTCGTGGTTGCGTGAGCGTTTCTTGGTAGTTGTTTTCTTCATCGGGAAAGGATTTGGTTGGCTCTGGCAAGGATGCTTCTGCGTTTGCTGTCAAGCCAAACATATGTGTGATTAAAGTTTTTGTTGTATGCACCACGGAAGCCCATATTGTAAGCCATATATAAGCCAATAGGGGTGACCTTAATTTTTGCTTTCAACATTTGTTTCTCCAGAATTTGGAGATAGGTTCTGCTGATAAGACGGCTGATGTCTGGGTCTTTGGCAAACTTCTTGTGGTTGTCTGAGACTTCTTCCCAAGAAACAACACAGGCATAATTATTGCGGTCTAGGTATTGGCAGGACTCACGCCAACTGGCTTCGTGCATCTGCCACGCCCCGATAGCCTTGCCCTTGTCCCCCACGGCTTCGTAGTTGTAGTTAGACTCAATGATTGCTACGAGGTCAACGAAGTCTTCTGTAACAATAGATTTAGCCTCAACAGAGGCACAGCCAAGCAGGAAGGCGAGTAGTCGTTTCATAGGAGGGTGATAGAAAGAAATGGTATTACTTGGTCAAGGAGAAAATCAACCTACCCCAACAGCCCTGTAGTAATCCTTGAGTCTGCGGATTAGGGCAACGCCTGTCTCCTTGTCACGGTTGTCGAACCTGTCAAGCAGAGTCGAGCCGTTGAAGTTAGTGCTGATAATGGTAGCCCTACGGCTGGTGCTACGCTCGTCAACGATAGCGAAGAGGTCGGAAGCCATACGCTGAGTCAGACGCTCCTTGCCGAAGTCATCGAGGATAAGCAACGGGCAGTTAATAAGGTAGTCAATGGCAGTACCGTGTTTCTGTTCCTTGAATCCAGACTCAATCGTAGTTTCTAATTTACGCATCGTGAGGAATTCAAACTTCAGTTGCTTGTCCTTCTTGGTTTCCTCAGCCCAGAGACGCTTGATGATTTCCCAGATGCCACGGGTCTTGCCCACGCCTGTCGTGCCGTGTAATAGTAATCCAGATACATCACCCTGTGGCTTCCAATCAAGGGCGGTTTGAATCTTAGGATGGAGGCGAGTCACATCCGTATCTAAGAAAATTTGAGGGATAGCAGGGGGTACGGTAGAGTCTACCAGACCAGCCAGCGTCACTCGCTCCATATCCAGATGCTCACGGCAATGATGCCAGCGGACAAGGGAGTGGTCAGCCTTGGCGAACAACGCACCCCTACGACCACAATGACAGGCGATGTCGCTCACGATTGACCCCCGTCTAGTTCTTCATCAAGTTTCTTGTCAAGGTAAGCGACATTGTTCTTCAGACGCTCGACCTCGCTCTTGAGGAATGCGACCTCTTGGCAATGGTCAGCAAAGGAAACCCAAGCATCTGGTTCGGCTGACGAACAGGAGATGAGTTGGCTCTTACAGGCGATGCCCGTGAGTTTGTAGACAATGAAGTTGCTCATAGGAGTTAGAATGCTTCGTGGTCTCTGGCGGTCAAGACATTTGTATTACCTTTGCCAAATACTTGCTTAGGTTCAAAGAGACCCTGCCAGCCCTGCTTGATGGACTGCTCGATGCTGGCGATGGACTTGGCTTCACCCCAAGCCACGAACTCCTTGAACTGAGCCTGTACGCTGGAGTCGGTGAGTTTCTTCTTCATCTCCTTGCGATAGGCTACCCAAGACTTCCAAGAAGCAATGAAAGCCTCAGAACCAAAGGGTAAACAAACAATCCATCCGAGTTCTTTGCCTGTATCTTTATCACCTTTATTATCTTCTTTGTTATATGTAGGCAATTTATTGCCACCCCCCGTGGCAATATTTTTCCTCCCCCCTAGGCAATTATTTGCCTCCCCAAGAGCCTTTACAATCGCAGTCTTCTCGACAGTACGGATGACCCTGCGACCATCGACATCCACACGGGTAATCAGATTAGCCTCATCGAGTTCCTGTAGGATGTTGCGGATTTGCCTCTCCCCTAGCCCAAGGTGGCGAGATAGGTAGGCGTTTGAGGCAAAGCACCCGTCATCGTTGTCAAGGGCTTCTACGACCCCGTAGACCACCTTAGCGGTGATGCTGATGGTGGTGTGCTGGAAGACTCCAGCAGGAATCCAGACTCCTGTGAACTTAGGCTCGCTCATTTTCTTGTTTCTTGTTTAGGACTTCAAGCAGTTGCTCATAGTCTTCCCACCTCACCCACTTGCCGTCAAGGTTTGGGTACAGATGTAGGCGATGCTTGAGTCGGGCTTTCTCCCCGTACTCTCCAACAACCTTAGTTGCGTTGTACCGAAGTGGCATTTGGAATTCGTGGTTCATAGGGAAAGTTCGATGACCTCGTCCGAGTACGCCTTCCAGATTCCAGAGGAGGTACAAGCCCCGTACTCGATGACCAAGTCTTCCCAGCGTCCTGCGGACTTCAGCAGGGACTCAGCGGAAATACTGTAACAAGCCACGGCAAAGGGTGGCTTCTTCTCCACACAAATAAAATTAAACTGATTTACAGGCTTGCCAGCGTTCTGGAGTAACCAGCCGTACTGCACATCTTGAAAATCGTATCTCCTGTCCCAGATGGCTCGCTTAAAATCTTCGGGCGATGCCGATTCACAGGTTTTTAAATCATTAATAAATCCGTTCTTGGAATCGTAAGCATCAATCAATCCCTTCAGACGCACATCGCCATAGGGCGTGGGGTAAGTGCCGAACACGGGCAACTCTTTGTAGTCAGATTCAGCCAGCAGGACGCAAGCCTTGGGGTGGCTCAAGATGCTGGTACGCATATCGAACAGTTGGCGTTCCTGTTCCGTATTGATAATGAACTTGCCAGCGTTCTCAATAGCAAAGGACTCGTTGTATGCCTTGCCCTCTTTAGACCGCCCGTCCACCTTCTGCTTCACGGCATAAAGGTTCTTTGCCTCATCGGGCTGGAGCATAATAGCGTGGAAGACAGAACCCAGAATCATAGCGTCTGTGGGTTCGTTCTGTTCCTCCGTAGAGGCGAGGTAGTGAGCCGCAGATTTATGAAAAATCTTTAGCGAGGACTGACTAAGCCCGATTGCTTTGCGGTAGTCGGCTTCAGTCATTCCTGCACAGAATGCAGGGTCAGAGCCTTGAGCGAGGTTGTGGTTCATCCCCGACACAGAAACAAATGGTAATACGCCTGTCAACTCTTCTTTCGTCTGTCTCTCGCTTTTTTATTCCGTCTCAATCTCTTCTCATCTGAGGTTTTATGCGTAGGGTGGATTTCCTTACGCTGACAGGCAGAGAAGTGATTCCAATAAGACAGAACCTTATTCACAAAATCATACCTCGTCTTATCACGCTTTGCCCTGTTCGCTAAGTTTGAAATCTTACCTTCAATACCATTACAGTTTCCGCAAAGCACACCACGGATATGTCCCGTCTGGTGATTGTGGTCGAGGCAGGGGACTACAGTTTTTAAATCAATATCGCACAGCCAGCACTTGCCAGCCTGTTCAGCGATTATCTTTTCCCGCATAGCAGGGATGTCTGAATTCTTAATTCTCATTTGTTCTTACCGAAGAGCAATGTAAATAGAATTGTAAACACGCTTACGCCTGTAGTAAACAGGGCGAAGCACAGGGCGAATAATGCAAGAATAATGATAACTTCCATATCAAGTATAGTCTTTATGCTTGCTTTCGTGCTGTCAACACGGATAATGACAAATAATTTTATGGATTACGAGTCAAGCCCAGAACGCCTTTCCACCAACCCTAGCCACAAGCGGACGGGCAAGCAACTGCCCAAGGAGACGCAGGAGAAGGTGCAGGAGATGCTCAAGGACGGCTCTGGTGCTACGGAGATTAACCAAGCCACGGGGGTGAACCGAACAACTGTGATTGCGATGCGTCAGAATATGGAGTCCAATTCTGAGTTCCAATTAGGCACTTGGAAAAAGCAAACTGCCTCCTTGATGTCACAAATCGTAAGCAGAGGTTCTTCCCG